GAAAGAGCGCATCCGACGTGATGAGGTGGACAGTCTGCCGCCGATACGCCACAAAAAAAGAAGAGCCTACCCGTGCGCTAACACGGACAAGCTCAAGGGTGATGAGTTTCGCCGCCCATCACCACAAAAATAACATAAAACAGGAGGTTTTACAAGTGGCACTTTTGAGAATTTACGATGTGAAGCAAGAGCCGCCAGCGCTTGTTTCGCAACAGCAATTTCCGGTTGCTTCGGATGCAATTGTGATTTCCGATGAACTGGCAAAGAGAAAGCCCGAACGGCTGTACAGGGTGTTTGACGCTGATATGAACGTTGTGTATGCGAGGTGAATATTTATGCAAGAAGAATTGACCGTCCGGGTGGAGCACCCGGAACTGCCCGCGATCCGGTGGAATGAAGCCGAGGTGCAGCAGAACCTGACCGAGATGCTGGCCGCCTACACTGGCCGCGTCTACACCCCGGAGACCATCAAGGATGCCAAGGCCGACCGCGCAGCCGTGAACAAGCTGGACAAGCAGCTCTCGGATGCTGCCCGCAGTGCAAAGGCCTTTTACATGAAGCCGCTGGAAGAGTTCTTGCAGAGTGCCAAGCAGATGCAGGGTCAGTGTAAGGCCGTCTCCGGTGCCATTGACCAGCAGGTCAAGGCTGTGGAGGAAGCCGAACGGCAGGACAAGCAGGACGCGCTGCGGGCTGTCTATGCAGACTGCATCGGCGAGCTGCGGGAGCTTATCCCCTTTGACCGCCTGCTTGTGCCCCAGTGGCTGAACAAGACCTATGATCTGGCAAAGGCCAGCCGGGAGCTGCACAAGAGCGTGGAGACCCGGCGGGAAGAGTTGCGTCTGATCCGGGAGACCTGCGGCGTGGACACAGAGGCTTGCACCACGGAGTATCTGCGTGAACTGAATCTGAATGCCGCCCTCGTGGAGCACAGCCGCCGCCAGAATGCCCGGGACGCACAGCGCCGCGCACAGGCCGAGAGAATGGCCGCAGAGCGGGTGCAGGCAACCGCTCCGGTCGTTATCCCTCCAACCGATGAAGAACGCCAGATCGCCGCAGAAGCGGTTCAAACGGCGCAGGCCAATGCAGCCATCACGCCGGATGGCAGGTTGGATTTCAGCATGCTTCAGAAATTCGCAGAGCCTGCACAGCAGGAGGCTCCGGTCCGCAAGCAGTATCGTTTCTGGGTGGAGTTCACCCGCGAGGACATTGCATGGTTCAAGCAGGGAGCCGCAGAGCGCGGTTTCCGCTATGGTTCTATCAAATAATTTTGGAGGTATTTACTTATGGCATTTACTCGTTCCGGCGCACCCGCGCCTACTTCGTCCGTTTCCAATGCACAGGCTCTGGCAAACCGTTCCGTCCAGAATGCCAACCGTGCAGGCAGCACTGCTATGCAGGCCGCATCTCCGTCCGTGCCGGTGGAGATCACCGCTGCCGATGGTCAGCACTTCACGGTCAGCTTCGGCGAGGTGCGCAGCTTTATCTGCCCGCAGGCAACCGACGCCGAATGCAAGATCTTTTTGGAGACCTGCAAGCAGTACCACCTGAACCCCTTCACAAAAGAAGCCTATCTCATCCACTACGACAACAAGAACGCCGACACCGCAAGCACCATTGTGCTGGGCAAGAACTGCTATCTGCAGATGGCCGAGCGTCACCCGGCCTACGATGGTTTTGAAGCTGGCGTGATTGTCCTGACCGCAGATGGCCAGCTGCTGAACCGTGAGGGATCTATCGTCTATGATGGAGACGGCAGCGAGACCCTTATCGGCGGTGAGGCCCTTATCGGAGGCTGGGCGAAGGTCTACCGTAAGGATCGCACCCGCGCCAGCTATGAGGAAGTCAAGCTCAGCGAGTATGACACCGGCAAATCTCTCTGGAACGGCAAAAAGGCCACCATGATCCGCAAGGTAGCACTGGTGCACGCCCTTCGTGAAGCGTTCCCGTCTACCTTTGGCGCTTTGTACGATGAAAGCGAGGTGCGTTTGGATGCCGAAAGCACCGCTCGTGAGGTGCCGCCTGAAGAACTGCCGGTGCTGGATCCTTACGCAGGTTCCCACCGTCACCGCAAGACGGCGGGCACCCTGATCCCTGCCCCGGATGCACCCTCTGCAGAGGAAAACGCCGATGATCCGTTTGGCGGTGATGATGCATGATCGTCCAGACCAAGAACGGCATCATGCTGCACGGCGAGATTTCCAAAGACCCGGTGCTCCGGGATGCCGGGCAGAAGCGGGTTCTGAAATTCGACCTGAAAGCCAGCCGCACACAGGATGAATCCGGCAAATGGCAAAGCTTCTTTGTAGGCGTAAACCTCTGGCACGGCATTGACCAGTGGGACGGCATGCTGCAGAAAGGCGATCAGGTCACTGTTTTTGCCCAGAAGCTGAAAGAGCGGGAGTACAACGGTAAGACCTACTACGATGTAGACGCGGATGATGTTCAGCCAGGTGGGCTGGTGACATTCCGTTGGCTGCAGCAGATGATCGACCTGATGGCGCAGCCCGGACCGCCGCTGGAACCTGCAGAACCGGCAGCAGAACCGGAAGGCCTGCAGGGCGCGCAGATGTACCCCGGTGAAAGCCTTGCAGACTACGCACCGCACAGCACCAGCGCTCCGGAAGCGGCTCCTTCTGCTGAGTATGACCCCATCAACGATGATGCCGAAGACCTTCCGTTCTGATTTCGCAAGCTGTGCTATCCGGCTATACGGGCGTGCAAAGGAGGTGAAAGCATACGGCTACCGGAAAAAGATACTACTGGTTGAAACTCAAAGACAGCTTTATGCGGTCTGATGCGGTGGATTTTCTCATGGGGCAGAAGAACGGCGCAAACTATGTGGTTCTGTACCAGATGCTCTGCCTTATGACTATCAACACCAACGGCAGGCTTTCGCGGCAGATCGGCGAAGTGATCATTCCCTATGACGTGGACAAGATTCAGCGCGATACTAAGTGGTTTTCTACCGATACGGTGCGCGTTGCACTGGGACTTTACGCGAAACTTGGGCTGATTTATCAGGAAAAAGACGGCACGCTGGTGCTTGCAAACCACTCTGAAATGGTCGGAAGCGAGACCGATTATGCAGCACAAAAAAAGTCGCAAAGAACGAACCAGCGTCAAATTGAAGCAGAACACTGTGGACAATGTCCACAGGATGTCCACGCAGATGTCCGCAAAAATGTCCATACAGATATTAGATATAAGATATTAGATATAGATAAGTCGTCGTCATCTAAAGATGACTCCTCCTATACAGGGACGAAGACGACGAAATATCTGGTGGATTTTTTTCGGGATAACGTCGGCAAGCTGAGCAAGACCGGAGAAAAAGAACTGACCGGATACATAGAGCGCATGGATGCAGATCTTGTGTATGCGGTCATAGACAAGTGCGCAGATCTGGGCGGCAGCAGCTGGGCGTATGTTCGCAAGGCACTGGAAGAAGCGGAAAGACTGGGCTGCAAGACCGCTGCGGAGTATAACCAGCTCTGCCCAATCGGCGGAAGCCGGGCAAAAGGCAACCGCGTAGACAGAGCACAGCCGTCCGGGAATGGCGTTTTAAGCCCGGAGCTTTTGGCACGCAGCCTGGAACGCCTACGAAAACAAAGAAAGGGAGATTGAAAAATGAGCGAATTTAGCGAATTTATCGACCGCGAAAAAGCCATCGCAAAAATCAAAGCGGCATATTGCTGTGGCTGCGAAAATTACAACGGCGTAAGATGCCGCGCGTGTCAGATTATGGACGCGATGGATGTGCTGGAAGATGAGCCGGCAGTGCCTGTGATTGACGCGAAATCTATGAAAAAGTACCTGACCGACTGGAAAGACGGGCTGGCCGGGAGCGGAAATTGGGGGTACTCGTACGCAATCAGGGCAGAGCAAACGGTTCAGGTGCTGGATACCATACTGACCCGCATTGGTTACATGCTCAATGGTGACAGCGGGGTGCAGACCGATGGTAAAACTTGAACCCTGCTTTCACTGCCCCGACCGGCACCCGATCTGCCACGACAGCTGCCCACGGTACGCCGAGTACAAGCGTCAGCTGAAAGCACAGCGGATCTACACCAACGGGAACCACGCAGCGGAGCGGATCAGCCGTAACGATTTCGACAAAGAAGGATGGATGGGAGGAAGAAAACGGTGAAAGTGCTGATTGCCTGTGAGGAATCACAGGAAGTATGCAAAGCATTTCGGGCAAAAGGCCACGAAGCCTACTCCTGCGATATTCAGGAGCCGTCCGGCGGGCATCCTGAATGGCATATTCTCGGTGACTGCTTAAAGGCCATCGAGGGGGGCAGGTCGTGACCATGGACGGAACCGTGCATGACGTGCCCCGCTGGGATATGATTATTGCATTTGTTCCATGCACCAAGACAAGCAACGCAGGAGCACGGCACCTGTACAAGGGCGGCAAGCTTAATCTTTCCCGGTATTATGAGGGGTTGTGCGGCAAGGCGCTTTTCCTTGCCGTGTGGGCGGCAGATTGCGAAAAAGTAGTGATTGAGAATCCTACCCCTAGCAAGATTTTTGATTACCCAAAACCTACGCAGGCAATCCAGCCCTACGAGTACGGACATCCGTACAGCAAGAAAACGCTACTGTGGGAACGCGGTGTACCGCCGTTGCACCCGACAAACATCGTAGAACCTACCGCGACATGGTGCCCGTCTGGCTCCTACTCGCACAAGCATGGTGACCAGCACAAGGGCATGTTTACCACTGACCGCGCAAAGAACCGTGCAAAAACTTTTCCGGGCGTTGCAAAGGCTATGTCCGAACAATGGGGGTGAGCAAATGAGGTACAAGCCCGGCGCTTACATCGTCTCTCTCGACCACCTGATGGAGCAGGAACTTGTTTATTACGGCGGGAAACTGCTCCACAAGGGATGGTTTGGCAACTGGCAGCTGTGGTATGCGAAAGCTGAGCTTGCCAGACTGCGCATTCGGGAAGCTGTGAGAACGGAGGAAGAACATGAAACCGAAAACGAAATCTGAACTGATGGCCGAATGGGCCAGCCAGCCCGACCAGCTCAAAAAAGAGCGCGAGGTCAAGGCCGTTCGGAAAGCAATGGACGATGCCCGCGCAGCAATCCAAGACGGCCTAACCCGGTACGTCAAGAAAAAGACCAAAGCCCGCAGCATGGCAAAGGCCGAATCCAATCCGTTCTCAGAGTTGGCGGGCTGGGAAAGTGTGGAGCAGATCCAGAATGCCTACGGCTACGATGAGATCACCGCCGACAGACTGCTTGACCTGTGGGAAGCTCGCGAGACCGCCCGGAACAGCCGCAAGGGCGCGGACAAGTACCACGACCTTGCGACGGAGATGCTGGAAACGGCCATCCGCCGGGTGGGCGGCGAGTACGCGGATATGCTGTTTGAGTATGACCAGCAGCGCAGGGAAGCCGAAAAGCAGTGCGAGCAGCTGGCCATGGAAGGGATGATGAAAAAATGAAGGCTATCTTGATGAGCATTCGGCCTGAATGGTGCGACCTCATCATTCGGGGGCAAAAAACCATTGATGTGCGCAAGACCCGTCCGAAACTGGAAACGCCGTTCAAGGTGTACATCTACTGCACAAAAGCTCCGCAGCAACTCATCACCATTTTCAAGGATGGCGAAGAAACGATGGACGGCGAAATCCATCACGGAAAGCCTGTGTTCGTAAAGTTCAATAAGCTACTGCCGGACAGCATACGCGGTAATACACAGATGGTTATTGGAGAGTTCATCTGTGATGACATCCGGCGCATCGGCCCTGAGTACTGCATCGTCAAAGAAGATATCGAATCTGCAATTGCTGGAAGCTGTCTCACAGTACCGCAAGTCAAAGACTATGCCGGATGGAAGTCCGGGATGAGTTATGCAGATTTGAAAGACTTGTATGGCTGGCACATTTCCGACCTAAAAATTTACGACCGCCCACGACCGTTAAGTGCTTTCGCAAGACTACGGGCAACAAAATTTGGCTATGAGCCTGTAGATATTGAGCGACCACCGCAATCCTGGTTTTATGTGGAGGACGGGAGATGAAGCTGACCCTCTACGGCGACCCCCGCACCAAGAAAAACTCTGCCCGCATCCTCAGAAGCCGCTCAGGTGGGCGCTTTGTGGCCCCTAGCAAGGCCTACGTGGATTATGAGACGGACTGCCTGCGGCAAATCAAAAGGCCGAACAGCCCTATCTCTGCCCGTGTGAACGTGCGGTGCGTATACTACATGAAGACCGCCCGCCGGGTCGATCTGGCGAACCTCATCGAGGCGACCACGGACATTCTGGTAAAAGCCCGGGTGCTGGAGGACGACAACAGCAAAATCGTTGCCGCCCACGATGGCAGCCGGGTGGAGCTTGACCGGGAGAAACCCCGGGTTGAAATTGAGATTGAAGAAATGGAGGACGAAAATGGCTGAATATCATGTTGGATGTGGGATGTTTGGAAACATCTATGCAGGAACGATGGCACCGCCTCGAAAAGATGGCTTGAAGATGTGGCGCAACAAGTCAGATGTGACCGATGAAGCGATTACGGCGGTCATGGGGCATTTCATCACGGAAATGATGCGTGACAACAAAACCGAAATTCAAAAGGCATGGGAAGTCCGTGGCGGCAAAACGCTGAAAGTCACTTTTGAGATTTTTGATAGCAAGGAGGAAAACAATGGCACGCACATGGACACCTGACACCGACACACCGAAGCCGGACGGAACCGATTACAGCACCGTTAAGGCGTGGCTGAACCGCTACCGCGAAGCAGAGAAAAGATACTACTTGCTGTCTGACCGTTTGGCCGAAGCACAGGAGGCCACCCAGCACATCACCCAGAACATCAGCGCGGCCCCCGGCGGCAGCAAAGATGGCCAGAGCCTTGCCCGGGCGGTGGAACGTGAGGAGGAAGCGGAGCGCCGCGCTTATGAGCAAAGAGCGGTCTGCGACAGGCTGTTTCTTGAGATCAGAAACGCGCTTTCCCAGATCCAGAACGAGAAAGCATACACGGTGCTGTACAAGTACTATCTCGATTGTCTCACGTGGGACAGGGTCGCAAAAGACATGAATTATTCTCTGCGTATGGTCTATGTCTTGCGGCGCAAAGCAATGGAGGAGCTGAGCCTTTAAAAACATTGCACTGTCATTACATTGCGGTTTCACTATCGCATGGTGTAAAATTGTATCATCGGAAAAGCCAAAAGGCAAACCGATGCACGCAGCCTCCGAAACGTGTCCCTTCTTGGCATTTTCCTCCTTTTTTGCTTGCAGGTACCGGACTTTGCTCTCTTCACGTTTCGCGCTGCTTCTATGCGATACACTGAAACAAAGGCAGCCTGCCGCTCATGAGAGACAGGAGGCGGTTCGATTCCGCCGTATCGCTCCATATGGCGCATGGACTAGACAACCCGCAAGGCCGCACGTGCAACCTCCCGTGCCGAGAAAAGGCCTTAGAATCCTTGCCAAGGTGTAGCTTTCCTGACAGGATGTGCGCCAACCAACAGCCCCGGCGGCGAACCGGAGCTGTTTTTATATGGCCGCCTGAGCGCAGTTTGGAGCGCGGCGCGTGTGTGTAGACACGGCTGGTTCGATTCCAAGGGCGGCTTTTATACTCCGGTAGCTCAAGTGGTAGAGCAGCGGTCTCCAAAACCGCATGTTGCAGGTTCGAGCCCTGCCGGGAGTGCTTGTGTGCCCTATGAGGGGGCCGCACAATAGCGGGGCATCCGGCCGCGAAAGTTCCGGATGCAGCAGCGCCCACCGTTTGACGCCTGTCCAACGAACTGAATGCACGGGCGCTGCTTATATGCCGCTATAGCTCAACTGGAAGAGCGCCGCCCATTTAAGGCGGGACAACGTTGGTGACACCACGGGAACATCACTGCACAGCCAACCACTGCGCACATCCATTCCGTTCGGATTTCCGGGCGGTTTTTGCTTTACAGGGAGGTGAAAGCAATGATTCAGAAAGAACTGCTGAAAATGCCGGTCGCAGATCTGGTTCCATACGAGAACAACCCGCGTGTGATCTCCCCGGAAGCCGTGAACGCCTGCGCGGAAAGTATGCGGCAGTGTACCGCGCTTGACCCCATTGAGGTGGACGAGAACAACGTCATCCTCAGCGGACACACCCGCCGTCTTGCTCTGATGCAGCTCCATGTGAACACTGCTGATGTGGTACGTTACACTGGCCTGACCGAAGAACAGAAGCAGAAATACCGTATCCTCGCAAACAAGACCGGTGAAATGTCTGGGTGGGATTTTGGAAAACTCGAACAGGAACTGGCAGAAGTGGACTTTGGCGACTTTGACTTTGATTTCGACCTTCCTGACAGTGGAGCCAATGAAACGCAGGTTGCTGAGGATGAAGCACCAGAAGTTGACGAAGCCGCGCCGCCAAAGGCGAAGCTGGGGGATATCTGGAAATGCGGCAGGCATCGCGTTATGTGCGGAGACAGCACGAATGCGGAAAGCGTCAAAACCCTTATAGGGGGGGCGCAGGCTGATATGCTGCTCACTGATCCGCCGTATAACGTGAACTATGGAGCAGTGCGTGACGTAAGCGAAGCCGTAAAAAGACGCAAAAGAACAGATGGTCTTCTCATACAAAACGACAACATGGGCGATGAAGAGTTCAGACAGTTTCTGACCAGCGCTTTCAGAAGCGCCGACGCTGTAATGAGACCTGGCGCTGTTTTCTATATTTGGCACGCGGATGGAGAAGGGTATAACTTCCGTGGGGCGTGTAAAGACGTTGGTTGGACTGTAAGACAGTGTCTGATTTGGAACAAAAACACGTTATGCATGGGGAGGCAGGATTACCAGTGGAAGCATGAGCCTTGCCTGTATGGATGGAAAGATGGCGCAGGACATCTATGGACAAGCGACAGAAAACAGACAACCGTTCTTGATTTTGACAGACCGGTTAAGAGTGAGCTGCACCCAACGATGAAACCTGTTGCGCTTTTTGACTATCAAATCAAAAACAACACAGAAAGCGGGAATATTGTCCTTGACCTGTTTGGGGGAAGCGGGACAACGTTGATCGCCTGCGAGCAGAACGGAAGAACAGCTTATCTCATGGAGTATGATCCGAAGTACGTTGATGTCATTGTGAAGCGATGGGAAGACCTCACGGGAGAAAAGGCCGTTCTTGTAAAAGAGGTGAGCTAAGATTGGCCGAAAAGGTAAATTCGAGCAGTGGTTAGAACCGGAAGGGCTAACGCTGCTTCGCGGTTGGGCAATGGATGGCCTGAAAGACAAGCAGATTGCCGGGAATATGGGAATTTCAGTATCCACTCTCTGCGAATGGAAAAACAAATTTTCCGAATTATCGGAAGCTTTAAAAAAAGGCCGAGAAGTTGCGGACTACATTGTGGAGAATGAGCTGTTCGAAAGCTGCAAGACCCGCACCGTAACCGTAAAAAAGCCCATCAAACTGAAAAAGGTCATGGTGGATGGAAAAAAGCGGCTTGAAGAAGAACGCATCGAGTATGCAGAGGAACAGGTCGTCGTTCCAGCCAACGTGACGGCTCAGATATTCTGGTTGAAAAACCGGCGGCCTGAAAAGTGGGCAGGTGTGCCGGAAGAAACGAGGGCAGAGGAGCATGACGATGGCCTGCTTGAGGCCCTGAATGCTGCCGCAGACATCAGCCCGCCGGATGACGTGGAGATGCTGCCGGAGGAAGAAGACGACCATGTGGAAAAGTAACGGTTTTCGCTGGAAAGCCCTCAGCCAGCGGCAAAAGCAGGTCTTGAGCTGGTGGACACCGCAGAGCGCATACAGCGGCTACAACGGCATCATTGCCGATGGAGCTATCCGATCGGGCAAGACCTTTGCCATGAGCTTTTCTTTTGTACAGTGGGCTATGACCTGCTACAGCGGCCAGCAGTTTGCCATGTGCGGCAAGACCATTGCCAGCTTCCGGCGCAACGTGCTGGGGACGCTCAAGCAGCAGCTTGCAGCCCGTGGTTACAACGTCAAGGAGCACCGGGCGGAAAACTGCATGACCGTCAGCAAGGGCAGCAAAGTTAACGAGTTTTACTTTTTCGGCGGCAAGGATGAGAGCAGCCAAGACCTGATCCAGGGCATCACCCTTGCCGGGGCATTCTTCGACGAGGTGGCCCTGATGCCGCAAAGCTTCGTCAATCAGGCCACAGCCCGATGCTCTGTCACCGGGTCAAAGTTCTGGTTCAACTGCAACCCGGGCAGCCCGCAGCACTGGTTTTATCTCGAGTGGGTGCGGAAATGCCGTTCCCGCAAGATGATGTATCTCCATTTCACGATGGACGACAACCTGTCGCTTTCCGAGGACATCAAGGCCAGATACCGCAGCCAGTACAGCGGCGTTTTCTATCAGCGCTACATTCTGGGCCTGTGGACGGTGGCTGAGGGCCTTGTATATGACATGTTCGACCGCAAAAAGCACGTCGTTGACGAGTTGCCGGAGCTTTCGCCAAAGAGCGCCTATGTGGCGTGCGACTTTGGAACCCAGAACGCAACGACCTTTTTGCTGTTCCAAAAGCAGGCAGATGCAGACTGCTGGATCGTCACCCGGGAGTACTACTACAGCGGCCGCGAACAGAAGCGGCAAAAGACCGTGGGCGAGTATGTTGCAGACCTCAAGGCATGGCTGAATGGTCTCAAGCCGGAGAGGATCATTGTGGACCCGTCGGCCCTGCCGCTGATCACAGAGTTGCGAAAGAACGGCTTTACCCAGACGCCCGCAAACAATGATGTCCTGAGCGGCATTCTGGACGTACAGACCATGCTGCAGACCGGGCGGCTGAAAATATACAAGGACTGCAAGCACACGCTGGAAGAGTTTGGCGTGTACGCTTGGGACCCAGACAAAGACGACACCGTGCTGAAGGTCAACGACCACTGCATGGACGCTATTCGATATTTTGTGCGCACGAAGCGCCTTGTAAAACTGAGGAATTGATTTTGAGCACTGTATACACATTCCAGACTTTTCAGCAGGCGCAAGCCGCCGGGGAACAGCCTGATTTCATCCGGCGGTTCGTGCAGCAGCACTGCACTTCCGGCCCCTACAAGATGGCGCTGGATGCCGACCTGTACGACGCACAGAAAAACCCGGGGGCTGAACGCTTTGCGCAGGCTTACGCTTTGATGCTGAAGCGCCTATCCAAAAACACCAAGCAGGACACCCCACACCCCGATATGGTCAAGAGCAATCTTTTCCGGCGGCTCAACAAGCAGCGGGCAACCTACTCCCTCGGCAACGGCGTGGTCTTTGCAAACGATGGCGTGGACAAGGACAGGTTGGGTCAGAACTTTGACGAGCAGATCCAGAAAGCCGGATATTTCGCCCTGATCCACGGCGAGAGTTTTGGCTTCTGGAACAACGACCATCTGGTGGTTTTTAAGCTGACCGAGTTCGCGCCCCTGTACGATGAAAAAACAGGCCTTTTGCAGGCGGGCGTGCGCTTCTGGCGGCTGAACCCGGACACGGATGTGCACTATATCCTGTACGAGCTGGACGGCTTTACCGAGTACACGGAAAGCAAAATCGGCAATGTGATGCAGGAGACCGTGCCAAAGCAGGCATACAAGAGCGTGACCGTCACCACACCCGGCGGCGGGCTGGAAAGCGTGGAGGGCGAAAACTACAGCGCTCTGCCCATTGTGCCGCTGTGGGGCTCCGACCTGCACCAGAGCACCCTTGTGGGTCTGAAAGCCTACATTGACAACACCGATCTGGTGATGTCCGGCTTCTGCAATGACTTGCAGGACTTTTCGCAGATCTACTGGCTGTGCGAGAACTTCAACGGCATGACGGACGACGAGCTGCAGGAGTTCCTTGTCAAGCTGAATTTGTACCACATTGCGGGCGCAGACACCAGCGAGGGCGGCAAGATCACCCCCTACACCACCGAGATCCCTGTGACGGCCCGGCAGGCTCTGTTGGAGCTGCTCCACACCCGGGTGTATGAAGACTTCGGCGGTCTGGACGTGCATTGCGTCAGTGCGGACAGCACCAACGACCATCTGGATGCAGCCTATGAACCGCTGAACCAGAACGCGGACGACTTCGAGGCGCAGGTCAAGCCGTTCATCCGGCAGATCTGCGCACTGGCTGGCTTTGACAACGCTATGCCGACATTCAACCGCAGCAAGATCACCAACACTGCCGAACAGGTCAGCATGGTAATTTCCGAAGCGGCGATCATCGGGCAGGACGTGGCCATTGACCTGCTGCCCAACCTGACCCCGGAACAAAAGGAGCAGGCCAAGGCCGCGCTTATGGCTGAGAGCGCAACGAGAGAGACCACGGACGATGAGGACGAAGATGGAACAGATGAAGCGTGATATTTGCGCCGCAGTTTTTGGCTTTTTCTTCGGCTGCGGGGTAAGCTCGTTTATCATTAACGTTGCAAAGCTTGTGATGCACTTATGACTGACCGTGACCGCATTTCTACCCGCCAGCTGAACCGCCTGCGCCGCCGCATCCTCCGGGTGTACGGCACTGCCCGCCGGGAGATGCAAAAGCAGCTGACCGAGTTTCTGGCAAAGTACAAAGCGCTGGACGAGCGCAAGCGGGCGCAGCTGGATGCAGGCGAGATCACAGAGGACGACTACCGCATCTGGCTGCAAAATCAGGTCTTTCAGTCCGATTTGATGCACGCCAAGCTTGACGGCATCACCCAGACCTGCACCACAGCCCAAGAAACGGCCTATAAGCTGGCCCGGGACGAGCAATACAACATCTTTTCCTTTGGCGCAAACTGGACGTTTTACGAGCTGGAACAGGCCGCAGGCGTGACGTTTGGGCTGACCTTGTACAACACCGAAGCGGTCAAGCTGCTGCTGAAAAAGAACCCCCGCATGGTGCCCAACAAGCGCATCAAGAGCGAGAGTAACCGCACCTATGATGCCAGGGTGTTTAACCGCTACGTCATGCAGGGCATCGTGCAGGGCAAGAGCGTCCACGACATCGCCGTGCAGGCCGTAAACGGGATGGCTGATACAGAGATCCACTGGGCCATGAGCAACGCCATCACAGCCCTTACCAGCGCCCAGAACGCCGGGGCTTTGCAGCAGATGCGCAACGCTCAAGCTTTGGGCATCGAGGTCAAAAAGCGCTGGAACTCCACCCACGACTACCGCACCCGTGAGATGCACCGCTTGCTTGACCAGCAGACGGCAGAACTTGACGAGCCGTTCAAGGTCATGGGATACGAGATTCAGCGCCCCGGCGACCCCAACGCAGCCCCGGAGATGGTTTACCACTGCCGCTGTGTGCTGTCCTCTGCTCTGGGCAAGTATCCCCGGCAGAACGCCATGCAGCGGGACAATGTGGCAAAAGACGTCACCCCCGTCATGGATTACACCGAGTGGTATAAATCCAAGGGCGGAAAGGAAAAAGAGCAAATGTGGTGGGCAGGAGAACGAAAGAGAAAGAAGGAAAAGCAATGAGTACAGCCAATTTTTCAAAACGCGAAGAATATGACCCTCTGAAGCAGGCTAGGGATTCCATCACAGCTGCCATGAATGCTTCAAAAGTTTCAAAAATACTCGGCATTCCGCTGCCAAAACCACTTGCGTGGCACCATGTTGATGCTAGCGATGCGCTTCAACCCGGCTGGTATGAGTGTCCTGTATGTGGGTACAGGACACCTTGGCTGTTGGAAGCCTGCACCCTTTGCGATACACTGCTAGAACCAGAATAAAAGTAAAGCTTGGAGGGATGAACCGTGATTCTGCCGATGGAAAACACCGAAAAGATGATTTTTCCGGGCGTGGGCAAGTATGGCATCCCTGAAATCAAGCCAGAAACGGACATCCGCATTGACAAGCTGGAATGGATCCCGGTCAATTATGCGCTGACAGCCAAAGACAAGGCCACAAAAGGCGTGCATTTTTACAAGGACGATTACCAGTTTGAACGGTTCTGGAACAACCCTGAGAAATACATTCCCCTTTTGCAGCAGTTCGGTGCGGTGTGTTCGCCGGATTTTTCGCTTTACAGCGATATGCCGCTTGCGGTACAGCTTTTCATGCACTACAAAAAGCACTGGCTGGCGGCATACTGGCAGGCGCACGGCATCCACGTCATTCCAACGCTCTGCTGGTGCGGCGAGCAAAGTTATAACTGGTGTTTTGACGGAGAACCCAGAAATGCCATTGTGAGCATTTCGAGCCACGGCACACAATCTGACCCATACGAAGCGGAGTGCTTTGCCAAACACTGCCGCAAGGCGCTGGAAGTTCTGCAACCAAGCAGCATTTTGTGGTACGGAAAGTGCCCGGCGGAGTTTGACTGGAACGTGACCAAAATTAAGCCATTTCAATACGAGAGGAGGCACTACCGTGAGTAAACGAGGTTCGGGCAGCTCCGCAAGAGCGGGCGGCGGCGCAAATGGAGCAAAAAGTTTGGATAGTACGCTGGTAAGAAGATCGAATGATTTTTCGTTGTTTGATGCTGGCGACGCAACAAAGCGCGAGTATGAAGCGAACGTGAAGAAAATCCAACAGTCGAATCTTACTCAGCAGGAAAAATCGGCGGCATTGGATAAATTGCATGAACTGACAACGGAACAGCTAAAGGCTCAGACGAAGGTTGCGAATCCATATGTTTCCGGCCCTGCAAGGTTTAACCAGAATCAGGTGCAAAAGGCAGCGGATAACACGGCACAGAAACGGCAAAATGTCAATTCCTTTATGAAAGATGTGCAGAAAAAGTCAACCGCAAACAAAAAGGCAGCTGAAACAAAGTCGCTTTCTTCCGTTTTGGGTTCTGCAATGGACAGGGGTGCACTTGAAGTGACATTTGAGGGAAAGACCTACTACCGCGCAAGAAAAAATTCCAAGACGTGGAGAGTTCGGTAAGCCATGAACTTTAACTACGACATCAAATTTACCGACAACACCCCGCAGCTACATGAAGCTCTGGACTCATGGGAAAAGCGGGTGCTGACCCTCTGGGGCATGAAAGTGCAGGACTACGCCCAGCTGCTTGTGCCCACCGGCACAGCGGACAGCACCGGCATTGAGGGCTACGTGGGCGGTGCGCTCAAGCAGAGCCTGACCTATGCCGTAGACCTTGCAAAAAAGACTGTGACCATCGGCAGCAATCTGTTTTACAGCGTGTATGTGGAGCTTGGCACGGGCATTTTTGCCGAGAAGGGCAACGGACGCAAAACGCCGTGGGTCTGGAAGGACTTCAACGGCAAATGGCACTTTACCCGGGGCATGTCCCCACGCCCGTTCCTCCGCCCGGCGGTGGAGGAGCACATCGAAGAGCTGCGGCAAATCGCCGTGGAAGAAGGAAACAAGGAGGTATAAGCATGAGCAGAATCGAAGAGCTGGAAAGTGAGCGCGAAAACTTGCATTTGGAACAACTCAAGCTCCAAAACAAAGCAAAAATTTGCGAAGTTCGGCAACTTGAAATTTCCAACGAAATCCGAGAGCTGAAAATTGAGGATGATAAGGAAGCAAATACACGGCTTTGCTTTGAAATTGACGATACAAGAATCAAACTTCAGAAACTTTGTGATAAAGTTCTTGGCGAAGCAAACGTGCATGTTCATGTGACACTCATCCCGTTAAAAGACAACCTCAAATTTCAAAATTACGAATTTGACTAAAAACTTAATATTCGGCGGTTGGCGCACAGCGTCAGCCGCTTTTTTATGCCGTTTTAGCTCAGTCTGGCAGAGCACCGGACTTTTAATCCGGGGGCCGTGGGTTCAAGCCCCACAAGCGGCACCACACCGGCAGCACGTCCGGCAAATATAAACCTTATTGCCAAGCATGGCAGCCCGAGCAAGGGCAGAAAGGACTATCACATGGCACTCAAAAGAGCTGACATCCGCACGATTCTGGAGAACCCCGAAACCTCCAACGATGACAAGGCCAAGGCCATTCTGGACGCCCTGCACAAGGAGACGGACGAACTCAAAGACCAGCTGGATGCAGAAAAAGAAGCCCGCACACAGGCCGAGAAGGACCGGGACGCAGCCAATGGCGGCAAGCAGGCCGCTGAACAGGCGCTGACCGACTACAAGGCCCAGCAGACCCAGAGAGACACCCGGGCCACGAAAGCAGCGGCATACAAGCAGCTGCTGAAGGACAATGGCGTGCTGGAAAAGCACTTTGACCGCGTTGTAAAAATGACCGGCGCGGACATCGACTCTTTGGAGCTGGACGAAAACGGCAAGGTCAAGGACGCAAAAAAGTTCATGGACAGCCAGAAAGACGTGTGGGGCGACTTTGTGGCTACAACCACGACCACCGGCGCGCAGGTGGACACCCCGCCCACCAACAACAGCGGAGTCTCCAAAGAGGACTTCGCAAAAATGAGCCTTGATGCCCGTATCAAGCTCAAAAACGAAAACCCTGAGCTGTATCAGCAACTGAGGAAAAAGTAAGAAAGTGAGGACATTTTATGGCAGATACTTTTGGCGGTTTCCCGTTTGACGTGGAAGTTTTCGGCGATTATATGGCCGAGCAGAACACCATCGACACCAGCATCGAGGCATCCGGCATCATCAAGGATGACGCCTCTATCATGGGTCTCATCGGTGAAAAAGGCAATGTGGCAACCATCCCGTTCTATACCGAGCTGGATGCGACTGCTGATGCTCCCCTGAACAACGACGGCATGACCAACAACACCCCGACCGAGATTTCTGGCAACAAGCAGACCACTATGCTGATTCAGCGCATGAAGGCATGGAAATCTCAGGATTTCACAAAAGAGCTGACGGGAGCCGACCCGATGCAGCACATTGCAAATCAGGTTGCACACTACTACCGGCAGGTATGGCAGAACGTTACCATGAAGATTACGGACGCTGTTCTGTCTACTACGGACCTGAAAAAGCACATCTATGACATTACTGCCATCGGCGATGGCAAGGTTGCCCCGGAGTCTCTGATCTACGCCCAGCAGGCTGCTTTTGGAGACAAACAGATGTCCAGCGGCTTGATGGTGATGAACTCCATCGTTTTTGCAAAGTACCTGGCTGCAAATCTGGTGGAATTTGAAAAGTACACCACACCCGGCGCACTCTCTCAGCCTGCAACGCTGGCCCGTATTGGCGGCATGGTCGTGATCCGAAACGATGCTTACACCACGACCAAGGTAACGGGGAACAGCGGTCAGGTCGATGCTTACAAGACATACATCATCGGCGAGGGTTCTTTCGTTGGTTGCCGTAAAACCAACTACGAAAACCCCTATTACACCGATTACGACCCCGAGGACAAGGCTGGCGTCCAGAAGCTGTACACCAAAGAGGGCCGAGTTATCCACCCCAACGGCATGAGCTTCAAACAGGACAACGTAAGCGGTGCATCTCCTACGGATGCTGAGCTGTCTGCAAAGGCGAACTGGGAACGCCGCATGAAGCTGGAGAACATCCGCATCGGGCAGATGATCTCTCTGGGCTAAACAGGAGGTGACCCCCATGACCGTCCCTGAGCTGTGCAGATACACGCACAATTTTTTTGACCGGGCGGACGACCCCGTTGCCGGGGAGTTTGCTTTTGAGCCGGACACTGTGCCTGCCGGGGTAGTTCCGGGGCAGTATTTCCTCGTGTGCGGATCCATCTTCAATGACGGCGTGCACAAGGCCGGGGACGGCGAGCTGACCGCCGAGACATTCACCGGGACGGTGCAGCCCATGCGCGTGCCGCCTGATTTTGTGGCGCTGGCTGAAAAAATCGACGCATACGACAAGGCACTCCCGTCCGGCGGCGTGTATGTGTCCCAGTCCTTTGCCGGGTGGTCCGGCACAATGGCCACAGGGGCCGACGGCCTGCCTGCCGACGGCAAAACCCGCTATAAATCCGAGATCAATCAGTGGAGGAAGATGTGACATGGTCAATTCGTTCACTGCATCCACCGTGATGCAGAGCTTTACCCAAAAATACCGTTTTCAGACCCGCAGCTATGAGCCGGACGGCGTGGGCGGCTTTGTGTCCGGCTGGAAGGATGGCCCGGAGTTTGAGGCCGTGGAGCGTCACGACACCACCGTGGAAGCTCAGGTGGCAGAGCAGGCTGACACGGCATCCACCTATACCCTGCTGGTCAGCACCGGCGTTCCGCTGGCTTTCCCGGACTACATCAAGCGGGTAAGTGATGGTCAGACTTTCCAGGTCACCAGCACAGCAGATGAGGGCAAAGCCCCGCCGGAATCCGGCATGGGGCTGCGGGCTGTCAAGTGCAAAAAGGCGGTGCTGCCGTAATGGGGCCGTCTGAGAGCATCAACCGGGCACTGAACACGTTTTTTAACGGTTTTGGCATCCCGGGCTATCTGGAAGATAACATTCCTCCTGCCGCTTCACTGCCCTATCTGACCTACAAGCCCACCATCCCCGGCGGGTGGAACGAAACGGCATCCTTCCACGCCCGGCTGTGGTACCCCAGCAAGGGCGGCAGAGCCCCCATTCTGCAAACCGAGGATACGATCAGCGCAGCCCTCGAGGACAGCATAACGCTTTCCTGTGAGGGCGGCGCTATTCTTTTGCAAAAAGGCACCCCATGGGCACAGCCCCTCGACAACCCGCCTGAAGGGTATCTGTGCGAATACCTCAATTTTGAAATCACGCAATTTTGCGAGTAAGGAGCAATATGGCAAGAAAGTTTACCAAGATCAGCGCAAAAGCATTCGAGTCCATGCAGATCAATGCCGGTGTCGTGCTGAACAAATTTGACCCGTCCGGCACGACCGAGATCCAGGACGCAGACATCATCTGCGCCACCTCCGGCGGCGTGACGGCAGAGTGCAAGCCCAACATCACCGACCTTGGCGATGATGTGGACAACTGCCAGAAAAACACCGCAGAGCTGATGCAGATCGAGGACTACGACTGCACGCTGGCCTTTACCGCCCTGAACGTCACAACGGACGTTATCAAGCTGGCGCTGGGCGCTGCGGATGTGAGTGACAAGAAAGTCACGCCCCGTATGACGCTGAATCCCACCGCCAGCACCGGAGACTTCAAGGACATCTGGTGGGTGGGCGATACCATCGACGGCGGCTTTGTGGCCGTCAAGCTGATGAACGCACTCTCCACCGGCGGCCTGTCCCTCAAGACCACCGACAAGGGCAAGGGCAATCTGTCCGTCACCTTGACCGGCTGCCCCCGGATGGGTGACGACGCCGTGCCTATGGAGTGGTACTACAGCCCCAAGGCCGCAGCATAAGGAGGACACCGCATGAAATTTTTGACAGAGCTGTCCGATGAAGAGTTTCTGCGCCACTGCTGGCAGATCGCCGATGTGGCAGAGGAGGTCTTGGAAAAATCCAAGATCATGGAGCTGCGCAAGGTTCTGCCGGTTCTGACCGGCGAGGAAACGCCGGAGGAGCTGGAACAGAAGAAGAAGGAGCAGGCAAAAAAGAACATTCAGGCTATGGCAAAAAGCTTGCTGTTCGACAATGCCGCTGCCACCGCAAAGCTGCTTCCGTTGCTCTATGAGCCGGACGTGGATGAAAACGGGGTGGTTGAAAACATCGGCCCGTTCAAGAAGATGCGCGCGGTAAAAGAGCTGCTGAACAACGATGATGTGATGGATTTTTTGCTCTGGTGTCTGCCGTTGGTGCTGGCGGGTACAGACGCCTGATTTCTTCCATCAGCCCGGACGCGCTGCGGCTGTTTGGCAGGCCGTATATTTTGCAGCACTGCCTGAACGCTTTGCGGCAAGAGCGCATCACACTCAGCTATCAGGCGTACATGACGGACGCTCTGGCGCACCTTATAGGCGCGGAAGAGCGGTGGTACGACATGGTGGCCGGGCTTGTGGAAAACCGCCCACAGCCGCCGCAGCCGTCCGCTGATGAAGTGATAGCACGCATTAAAAATGGCTTGAACGGGGGTGATGGAACCTGAAACTTTTTGAATTGAGCGCCACCCTCGGGCTGGACGACAGCGCCTACCGGCAGGGCGTGGAAGAGGCGAAGTCTCAGACTAAGACCGCTGTCTCCACCATGATGAAAGATTATAACCGGCTGTACAGTGAGGTCATTCACCTTACGGCAGCCTATCAGAAATCACGGAAAGAGACCGGGGAAACCTCCGAAAAAACTAAGGAATTTGCCCAGAAGCTGAAAGAAGCTCAGACCCAACTCAATACCACGGCGCAGGGGCTGAAGACGGCAGAAGGGTACATGAACAGCTTTGGGGATGCCGCATCGGGGTCCAGCAAGTCTCTGGCCGGTGCTATTGCACAAGGCACGGTCATGGCGGGCATTTTCTCGAAGCTCGGCTCTGCTGCACTCAGTGCCGCAGAGGGGTTCATCGCTTCCGGCATCGAGTACAACGCCCAGATCGAGAAATACACCACCGGCTTTACCAATATGCTGGGCAGCGCGGAAGCGGCGCAGCAGGTCATGAGCCAGATCCAGGAAGACGCTGCAAAAACCCCTTTTGATGTGGCGAGCCTGACACAGGCCAACCAGTACCTGATCTCTGCGGGCGAGAACGCTTCCTATGCACGCAATACCATCATGGCGCTGGGCGACGCGGTCTCTGCGACCGGCGGCGGCAACGACGAGCTGAACCGCATGTCCCAAAACCTGCAGCAGATCGCCAACACCGGAAAGGCTACAGCGGCCGATATCAAGCAGTTTGCTTATGCCGGCATCGACGTGTATGGCATTCTGGCCGACTACACAGGCAAGTCCACTGCTGAAGTGCAGAAGATGACCATCAGTTATGATCTGCTGACGCAGGCTTTGCAGGCCGCTTCCGAAGAGGGCGGGCGTTACTACAACAGCATGGACACCCAGAGCCAGACCATGAATGGCCGCGTGTCTACCCTGCAGGACAATGTGAAGCAACTGGCGGGATTGCTGACCGGCGATTTATCTGGCGGCATCGGCGTTGTAATCGGCAACCTGAACGACATGCTCGTCGCAGCACAGGAAGCTTACAAAACCGACGGCTGGATTGGTCTCGCAGGCGCGATCACCGGCCTGACGGAGCCTATCAACACGGCAAAAAACGCTCTCAAGGACTTCGCAAGCAAAGCCACCACATGGCTGGATCAGCTGAGCTATAAACTCAACCGTTTTCTCGGAAAAGCCGCCACGGCTGACTTTGATACCTACGAAGAGTACGCGGATGCAAATAACCGGAAGAGCAACAAAAACCGTTTACGGCAAAATGCTCTGAATGGCGTTGGCATCAGCAACAAAAGCTGGTCTGAACGTCAGGCGGAGCTGGCGGCAGCCAGCGGCAACGGCGGCAGCTCCATTACAACCAGCCCGTCTGGTTCTTCAACTAGGAGAAGATCCGGCTCTTCCGGCTCCAAGTCCACCACCGAAACGGTTATTTCGTCCATCTCCAGCACGGCTACCACCACCGCGCAGAATGCGCTGGGCACTGTGACCACCAGCATCCAGACTCTTACCGAGAAGGTCAAGGACAGCGCGGGCAAGATCAAAGACCGCATCACCGAGACCACCACCACGACCGGCAAGGAGATGGTGAACGGTGTTGCCACGACCTTTAAGCAGGTCGAGACCAAAGTCAACGGCACGGTCACAAAGGTCACAAAGACCTATGATGACATGTCAAAAACGCTGCTGGGCACCTTTACCAACGTCTCGGAAACCACCGTTGACGGCATCACCACAAAGGTGCAGCAGGCGGTGGAAAAGTACGCGGACGGCAGCGAGCATATCAAGAAGAACGTCACAGAGACCGGCCAGCGCATCGGCGAGAACGGCGCGGAGACCTACGAGAAGATCATCACCTACATCGACGGCGTTCAAGACAAGGTGACGGAGACCTCTACTCTCATCGACAAGAGCGTAAAGGGCACCCAGAACCGCATTGACCAGCAGCTGAGCGAGGCTTCCGGCCAGCTGGATAAGGGCATTTTTGGGCTGGTAAAAAGCGCCTTTAGTGATGCCAAAAACGGCGACTGGGCAAGTCTTGGGCTGGATTTTGTCAATCTGATCTGGGGCGAAGTATCGCAGAAGCAGCGTGACGTGATCTCTGATTGGCTCAATAAGGCACTGACCGCGGTCAATGAGGGCTACTTCAGCGGCGGCATCGGTAAGGCATTTGATATCTTCCAGAAGCTTTTTTCTGACGGCGGGGTAAAATCCGATATCGACGGTGTGACCAACTCGGTCAAGGCTTTTGGTGAGATCATCGACGGTCTTGCAAAGTCCGGCGGCGTGGGCGGAGCTCTAGGCAGCATCGTGCAGAGCTTTTCCGGCATGGCAGGTGGCATCACGTCTGCGCTGGGCACCATCGTGTCTTTCGTTGCAGCAAATCCCATTCTTGCCCTGATCCTGGGCGTTGGCGCTGTCGCTGGCGGCATTGGCCTTGCCATGTGGATGGACAAGAAGAATAATCAGAAGCCTGTCAGCCACTACCAGAGCCCCTTTGACAAAACCGGCATGTATGACAGCCTGGGCACCTTCTCCACCCGTGCGGCCCTGCAGTACCGCGTCACCGGCCAGCAGTCCATTGTTGACCGGCAAACCAGCATTCTGGAACGCATCGAGGGGATGCTGGACGAGCATCTGCCTGACATCGGAAAGGGTCAGGTAGTCATGGACTCCGGTGAACTGGTGGGCGTGCTGTCGACCCGCATGGCGACCAACGTAGATGCACGCATCGGCGTGACAGTGGAACGGAAAGCGAGGGGTGTGTAATGGCAAAGCTTCTGGGGGCAAAAATCGGCAATTTTCACACCCTGAAAGATTGGGGGCTGTACCTCAAGGTAGGCAGCCCTAAAATCGGCGCGGCAGAGCCGGAAGAATACCTTGTGCAGGTCACCGGATCTGATTCACTGCTGAACCTGACCACATGGGACGATGGCAAGGTGCACTATAAAAAACGCACCATCACCATGGAGCTGCTCTGCAACGCACCAAAAAGCAAGTGGCCTTACATCGAAAGCACCATTGCCAATGCCATTCATGGCAAGTGGCTACAGTGCCGCTTTGATGAAGACCCGGCGTGGTACTGGGAAGGGCTTTGGAAAGTCACACCCTCCCGCGACCGGCTTTCCAGCACCTTTACCATCACCGGCACCTGCAACCCCTTCAAGCGCAGCGTCTACGACGGCACCAACGACTGGCTGTGGGATGACTTCAACTTTGAAACGGACATCGTGCGCAACTACACGAATATCCCGCTCAAGGCGGGCGAGGACAAAGAGGTGTCCATCACCGGTGCACCCCGTGCGGCCGGTATCTACTTCAAGCGCAGCGAGACCTTCGCAAACATCGCGGTGTCTCTCAATGGCTTTGAGGTGGGCATTCTGGCCAAGTCCACCGACTGGCAGTATATCGAGGGGCTTACTATGCCGGATGGCGTGGTGGGCACCCTCGTTTTTGCTGCATCGGCAGACTGCAGCATTAGTATTAAATATCTGGGGGCAAGCCTATGAGCTATAAAGTTTATGCTGGTGTGCAGACGGATGTAGACACATGGAAAACTAGGGTCTGTATCCACGATATCAGCGATATTACCGACACGAAAAAGCTCATCAGCCCCACGCTGACCCGCGAAGTGGGTAAAGCTGGCTCTTTTGAGTTTACCATGCCGCTGGGCAATGTGGCACACTCTGCGCTGCAAAAGCTGCGCACTACGGTAGAGGTGGAACAGGACGGCGTTTCCATCTGGCAGGGCCGTCCTATGAGCCATGAGCAGGATTTTTTGATGCGTCAGAAAATCTACTGCGAAGGGGAGCTTGCGTATCTGAATGACAGCGGCATTGCGCCATACGCTGCAAAAAATGTGAGCTTTTCGCAATTTTTGGAATGGATCTGCGATAACCACAACGGAATGGTAGATGCATACAAAGCTTTTACTCCTGGCAATGTGCAAATGGACATTCCCATGATTGTGCCCTATATCGACGGCATCAAAGTCGTGCAGGTGGGTTACAGCTACGATTCTAATGATGGAGATTACATTTACCATTGGGGAATTGTAGATCCCGTGGATGGAAAGACGAATATTTTCTATGAGGAAACAGAGATCAACAAAGCTTCCTGCCTGAGCTGGGAAATCGATGAAGAGCACATTGCGGAAGGTCGCATTATTTCACGGATTGGAAGCAACAATTTCCGCGTGCGTCTGTTTGCAGCCTATGTAAAGGGCAAAACGTACGCCGCAAAGGTCGAAGTGAAAAAAGCCGAAATCGTCTGCGGTACTTGCAACAAGAATTTTGGCACGTACTCCATTTACAGCGTTGAGCAGGCATCTGAATCCAAGACCTTTAAGATCACCGAGCAAAACGGGAAATACATCCTTGCTATCAACGGCAAGACGGATCCCCGCTTTTTGTTTGATGTGAAGGAACCTACATACAGCTTTGGCGATGGAAAAAACTACGGCATTACATGGGACATCTTGCAGAGTGAGCTGGTTGAAAAGTACGGCGGATATCTGGTGCTGCGCCATGCAGAGGATCCTAACGGAAAACCGCGCCGGTATCTGGACTATCTGCAGGCGATCACCGATAAAAACAGCCAGACGGTGGCTTTTGGAACAAACCTGCTGGATTTGACCGACTACGTCAAAGCAGAGGATATCTACACGCGGGTGATCGCGGTAGGTGCCAAAAAGATAACATGGCTTGTTTTTTCGTGGGGAGAAACTATTACAGAAACCGCAAACGATCTGGCTGCGCAAAAGCTTTTTGGCATCATCACAAAAGTGATCTTTATTGAAGGCATCGAAAGCACGCCGCAGTCTTTGCTGGATGCGGCAGAGGAAGAACTTGCCAAAAATCTGCGCTATCTGAACGGCATGACAGTCAAAGCGGTCGATTTGAAAGACGCTGATATTGATGTCAGCCGTATTGCAATTGGAAAGCAAACGCACATTTTCTCTGCACCGCATGGTGTAGATACCTGGCTGCTGTGTTCCAAGCTTGTTGAGCCGTTGGATTCGCCGGATAAAAAGGAGTTTACATTTGGCACTGAGTTTTCCAGCATCAGCGACCTGCAGGCTTTGAGTGCACGCAAAGCGTCCGATGCTTACGATTTGAGTCGATCGCTCAAAGGGTACATGTCAGGCTAATAAGACAGGAGGTGTTTTATGGATAAAACTTTTGATGAAGCCATTGCGGGAATCCGTAAGGCTGAGCGCGGCGTGGAAGTCCGTGAGGACATCGCACAGGGCATGGAGTACGTCAAGCAGTATGCCGAGGAAGTGACAGGCCAGCAGCAGGCTGCTTTGCAAGCCGCTCAAACCGCCACCGGAGCAGCCAGCACCGCGACGAAAAAGGCCGCAGCAGCTGCAGAGAGCCAAAACGCAGCCCAGACCGCCGCAGCCAGCGCAAGCAAAGACGCACAGTCAGCATCCGCAGACGCAAAGAGTGCGGGAAGCTCTGCCGCTTCTGCTAAAGCTGAAGCGGACAGGGCTGCGGCTATTGTACGCACCGATAAGACGCTGAGCGTCGAGGGCGCTCCGGCTGACGGAAAGGCTACTGGTGATGCAGTGAAAAACATCAAGTTTCCCGTTGCCACCGCAACCACGCTGGGCGGTGTGAAGGTGGGCAGCGGTCTGACGGTCGATGCGGACGGAACACTTTCTGCGGACAGTGCTTTGGCTGCCTACCCCGTTGGCAGTATTTTTCAAACAGTCAGTAGAACCAGCCCCGCCGCCCTGTTTGGCGGTACATGGCAGGAGATTGCGCAGAACCGGGTGCTGATGGGTGCTGGCAGCGCCTACGCAGCGGGCACAACCGTGGAGGCCGGACTGCCGAACATCACGGGCAGCTTAAGAGAAGCAAACGCAGATTCCTCCCCATTCCGTGGTTCAAAAGCGTCTTTGAAATCATCGGGAGCTTTAAAATTCGTAGAAATCAATACTTCTTGGGGTGGCTACAGGGGTGATTCAGGTTCGACGTATGATGTTTACTTTGATGCTTCCAGCTCGAGCTCAATCTACGGCCGCAGCTATACCGTGCAGCCCGCCGCCTACTATGTGCACATCTGGCGGCGCGTGGCCTGAGAAAGGAGGTTTTGAACCATGAAGATCATTGACGAGAACGGTGCAGCCATTGAAAACCCTGACCTGACGCTTGGGTATCTGGTGGACGACACCGAGCCAGTGGAGCATCCCGCCGTGGAAGGCGTGGAGGAACAGTGGCACTGGGAGACCGTGACCGAGTATCCAAACGGTGGCAAGGACGTGCAGAAGATTGTTGACCGCCCCGGAGTACAGGCACAGGAGGAATGGGTGGAACAGGTGCCCATCCAGAAATACATCCGCTACACCGCCGAAGAGCTGGCCGCGCAGGAAGAAGAGCGCAAAAAGGCCGAAGCCCGGGAGAAGCTGCCGGACACGGTGGCGGCACTGCAAAAAGAAAACGAGATGTTGAAACAGTGCTTGCTTGAAATGAGCGAGATTGTTTATGCATAAAATCACACAAAAAATCGAAAGGATGGTATTTATGATGGCAATGTTGTGGGCACAGGAAATCATGTCTGCTGAGACTATGGAGGACGCAAAGGCTCTGTACGAGCGCTGCCCCCGCCTGCTGAAGGAGAAGGTCAAGGCAATTCTCATCAAGAGCGGCTTTGAGGAAATTACGCAGTAAGGAGGATACATATTATGATTATTACCGGTATGGCAGAATACGAAAGCGTGTGCAAGAATGCACTGGTTGAGTGGTACAACGCGCACCGCGAGACCAAAATCACCCTCGAAAACGTCTTTGTGGTCTGGGCTTGCAAGACGCTCCAGAATTATAAGGCACTACTGTCTACCACCGTGAGCGGTGACGGTATCTATGCCGAGTACACCTACAACGGCGATAAGCAGGAGTTGTACGAGGATGTGTACGGCAAGCTGACCAACCGCTGCATCAAGCAGCAGTAAGGAGGACGCTATGGCTGAAATCATGGATGTATCCCGATATCAGGGCACGATCGACTGGGAGAAGGTCAAGGCAAGCGGGAAGGTGGACGGTGTAATAATTCGCGCCATGGGCAACAGCGCAACGGGCAGACCCAGTGCGCCCTACACTGACCCGCAGTTTTCCCGCAATTACAGCGAGTGCAAGCGGCTGGGCATCCCCTGCGGCGTGTATGGCTACTTCAAGGCGGTCAACCGGGAGCAGGCCGACAGGGAGCTGGCGTACTTCAAGAAGCTGCTCACCGGCCGGAGCTTTGAGCTGCCGGTGGCCGTGGACATCGAGGACGAAGTGCAGAAGCCGCTTGGCAAGGCCGCGCTGACCGACCTGACGGCCTACATGCTGAGCACGGTGGAAAGCTGGGGCGTGTATGCTCTGCTCTACACCGGCCTGTGGTTCGGCAACACCTTCCTGTACATGGGCGGCGCGGCGCTGAAGCCCTACGATGTGTGGCTGGCTGCTTACCGCACGAAGAAGCCCGCTCCCGGCTGGCCCTTTGGCATGTGGCAGTACACCAGCAAGGCGCATATCCCGGGCGTTGTGGATGCCATTCCGGGCAAAGTCACCAACGTGGACATGTCCCACGCATACAAGGACTATGCGGGTATCATCAGCAAGAAGGGTCTGACCCGTCTCCGGGAGGGTAAATGACCGAAAAAGAAGCTTTACTGTGGGTGCTGGGCATTCTGGGCAGCCTGTGCGCCGCAGCCATCACCATCGACAAGGTGCTGGACATCATCCACAAGTACATCAAAAAGGCACAGGCCCCCGACGATGCGCAGAACAAGCGAATGGATACGCTCGAAAAAAGACTTGGCGTGCTGGAACAGGGACAGCTTCAGCACGCACAGGCCCTTGCAAGAGACCTGCGCCGCTTTGACAGCCTCGATGAAGAAATGCGTCTCGTACTCGTTGGCGTACAAAATCTTTTGGATTCACAGCTGTCCGGAAACAACCGCGAAGGTATGCAAAAAAGCAAATCCGATATTAACAACTACCTACTGAAAGGAGTAACAAATCATGGAAGCAATGTTTAACTTTATCCCCGCACCCATCGCACTGGTACTGATGTTCATCGGCTTTGCCGCGCTGGCCGTTGGTGCCATCCGGCTGGGCTACAAGCAGTACGTCAAGCAGTGGGCACTGGAGCTCGTGACCATCGCCGAGGACAGCATCATGGGCAGCGGTCAGGGCGCAAAGAAAAAGGCGCAGGTCTTTGCCGCGCTGCGGGGCGCACTGCCGGACTGGCTGAAACCTTTTATCACCGATGAAGTGCTGGACAGCGTGATTGAAAAGGCCGTCAGCATGATGAAAAAGGCACTGGCAGAAAAGAAGCCTACCATCAACAAGGAGTAATTTATGATCGAGCAAAGCGTATCTCTCGCATCCAACGGCACGGCAAAGTTGCCCGGCTATGAGCAGCTGGTGCGCTTTGGCTACACTAAAAACCGGGGCGTGTACAGGCTGCACGTCGATGCAACCGGCGAGTGGGCCGGGCTGGCTATCCGGGCATTTTGGCACATCCCCGGTGGCGCTGATCCTCCCGCCTCGCTGGTGGTGGACGGCTATGTGGACGTGCCTGCCAGCGTGACCGCACAGCCCGGGAGCGGGTGCGTCACCTTTGAGGGCAGCGACGGCACCAAGACCGTCACCAGCGCAGACCTGCGGTATCGTGTCAGCGCCAACAGCGGCACAGAGGATGGCACAGAGCCGGAACCGGGCACCCCTGCATGGCAGCAGCTGGTGGATGCCGTGCGCACCGATGCCACCGCCGCAGAGCAAGCAAAGAATGATGCACAGACCGCCGCCAGTGAAGCCGCTGACAGTCTGCAGGAACTTAAGGACGGCATTGCAAACGGCGATTTCAAAGGCGAGAAGGGTGACCCCGGCCCTGCCGTAGCACTGGACACCACCCTCACCCACGAGGGCGAAGCTGCCGATGCAAAAGCCACAGGTGACGCAATCAGCGCAGTAAAGGCCCGGCAGAATGTGCTTGTGGGCACTGAAACAGGCAACCCTATCGCCGTTGACGACGCTTTCCCTGCGCCCCTGTGCGGCCTGACCGTGTACGGTAAGAGCACGCAAGACGGCACACCCACGCCGGATGCACCTGTGCCTATTGTGAGTGCAGGTGACGGCGGGACGATTGCGGTGAAGGTGACTGGGAAAAATCGGATGCCGCCCAACCTGAAAACGAATGACGTTATCGAGTGCTTTATCAAGAAAAACACGCTGATAACTTTAGTATTCAAAGGCGATTTAGTTTCGAAAGGCGGAAACATCTTATTCTTTAGCGAAAACAATGAACAGCAGTGGTTTGGTATTGATATTGGTAATGCTGAACAACATATAACGCTTAGAATAAACGCAACAAAGTTTAAGTATTTGTTAAAAGATACTATCAGTGAAAATGTGTGCCTGACATGGAACGCATCATCTCCCGATTATGAGCCTTACCGTGAACAGCTCCTCACCCTGCCCACTCCCAACGGCTTGCCCGGCATCCCTGTCACCTCTGGCGGCAACTACACTGACCAAAGCAGCCAGCAGTGGGTGTGCGACGAGGTGGACTTGGAGAAAGGGATGAAGGTGCAGAGGATTGATAAAGCGGCTTTTGACCGCACAAAAACGTTGGCTGAGCAAAATGCAATTCTCGCCACCCCCATCGAAACCCCGCTCACCCCTGACGAAATCGCCGCCTACAAAGCCCTCACAGCGTACGGCCCTGACACGGTGGTGCAGGCGGGTGACGGTGCGGGGGTCAAGCTGGAGTACCAGAGGGATGTAAACATCGCCATCAAACGCATTGAGGACGCAGTAGCGTCCATGACCTAAGGAGGACACATGGCTATCAAAAGTAAAGCACGGCATGACCTGACCCTGCGCTCCATCAAACGGGAGATTTCCGCAGGGCGCGACGTGGCATACTGGCTGGACAAGGCGTACACCCATCTGGACAGTGGCCTGCTGACGGAGGGCGACATCGCAGAGGTGGAAGCCCTTGCGCAGGCGTACTACGATGCGCTGGATGCTGAGGACAAGGCGAACGCTGAGGAAATTACGCAGTAAGGAGACATAACGCATGAACGCAGTAAATATCGAAGATTTGCTCGATCTGATTGAATCCATGAAACGCATATCTGCGGATGAAATTATCGCTGCATCAAAGGAGAACAACGAGCTGGAGCGCATCGCGCACATCGCAACGGAAGCAACTTATAAGGCTGTTATCGAAAAGTTGGAAAACCTCCGCGTGTATGCAGTAACCGTTTTGGATAGCAAGGAGTAAGGAGACAAAAAATGTTTCATTATCACTACATTAAAGTCATTGCTGATTCCGAAAACATGAGTACGGAAGAAATCACTTCTGTTCTGCAAAAATACTTTGCAAAACAGAACGATGGTTTTTACCTCGAAATCGACTTGGATAATCATGCCGCTGATTTCGATGGCAGCGGAAAATGGCTCATGCGGTTGGAAGGAAATATTTTGTGGCTAAATGGCGAATACGTTGCGTTCAGCGGTGTGCAACAAAACAACCCGAATGATGGCGTTATCGTCAAAATTTCCGCAATTCGTTATCTCATTGTTCACAATAAGGAGTGATATCATGGCAAGCACTACATACCGTCATCTCGGTGACGTCACCGGGATGTTCGCCGCACAAGAGCAATTTCGTGACATCACGAAAATGGTCTGCGCACGTTTTCGTGGCCTTACGAAAACATACCATCTCGGCAATGTCAACAAACTGGTGACGTTTTGTCACCGTTTCGCCGTCATTGGCAATATGGTGCGCAACGCCGGACAGCTGCCGCAGCCTTTTTGGCTCGGTGCTGCCTGTGGCGGCGGCTCGCGTAGTCTTTCCGCCAGCGTTGCAAGGGCTTAATGCAGAACAGATAAAAGCTGTGATAAAACGTGCGCCGCTTGGGAGGTATGACCGGAAAATCGCCCGGTTGCGGTACGTTGACCAGCTATGTCAAGTTGATATTGCAGCGCGTGTGCCGTATTGTCGGACATCAATCGGCAATAGGCTGAAAATTATTGATAAAATACTGGATGTGTGATAAAATTAAACTAACAAATCCACCCGGCCTCTCGAAGAAGCGCAACAGGGTGGATATTTGAAAAGCTACGGCCTTTGTAGAGAGTGGCATTGCCTGTGGGCGGTTCCGCTCTTGATTTTAGACTTTGCCGTTTTGGCGGCACAAAACCCCCGATGTTCCGTTTGGAGCATCGGGGGTTTCTTTATGCCAGTTCCAGTGCCTCCTTTATCGTCTTGCAACGGCAGGACACACTGTGCATGAACCGGCTCGCTTCTTCGTAGGTGACAAAGCGAACGGTGGCGTCTGCACCGAGTTCACCCTTTTCCCGCAGGGTCACAGAGTATACCCTGCCTTCGGGGAAGTCGCTGTTGATCATCGGCTTCCTGTTCGGCATAAACGGAGACGGGATGGAGGTGAGCTCTCCGCTCAAGGTGGTGCAGAACTCGTCATAGTGGCTCATCCCATCTTCCGTGATGAGATAGGGTTTTTTAATTTTATCCATAATGTAAACCTTCCTTTCGGTTATATATAGCCCACGGATTTCATCCGGTTAAGGTTATAGCAGATTATAATGCTCTGCCAACAGGAATCTGACGTATGTGGGGCACGCACGCTTTTCGCCGCACCAGTCCTGCACGGTGCGCCGCGGGACGCCCGCCTGCTTTGCAAAAGCGGTCTGCGACAGGCCAGTGCGGGCCACCAGCTCACGCATTGGAAGATGAGCTAAATCCCAGATGGTGGACAGCCTTGCCTTCTCGGCGTCCAGATCTACGCACCCGTCGGCATCATCCGGGATGCTGAGGGTGACACTGTTGAGGAAGACCTCGCGGGAAGCTTCCGGATCGGCGGCAGCATTAAAAAGTTCAGCAGTGGTATACATAGTTAACTCCCTTTCTTTCGTGTGGTAGCATAATAGTATGCCTCCACGTGAGGTGTCTTTCACTAAAGTCCCCTAGCCGGTGTTCGCGCGCCGTCTGGGGGACTTTTTTGTTTACTGCATGCTTTCCAAGAAAGCTTCGTATTGCGGATAAATCTCCTCCATGATGATCTTGCGCTCGATCTCCGGGTCGCCATTGTACAGGGCATCCGCCTGCTGCTGCGTCAGCTGCATTTCCGCGGTCAGCATATAATCGGATGCGCTGAGATCTTCAGTCTTGACATCCCCATCGTGCACGTTGATGTGGGCGTAGATGTCAAGCACGACGGTTTGCTCATCGTCCGGGATCTCTTCTTCGGACCATTCTCGATCGTACTTCCGCAGGGACTGGGTGCGGAGTTCATCGACCTCAAGCTCGGTACCGGTGGCCATAACCTTGGTTGCGAACTCGTCAGCAGTGAGCTTTTCCATAATTGCTACCTCCATGTCTCCATGTGTTTGTGTGGTGTCTTTCACGGTCTTTATTATACACGCATTGCGTGTAATTGTCAAGACTTTTTTGAAAATTTTATACGCGTTGCGTGCAAATCCTTGAGCGTCCATACAGCCCTGTGCTGTGTGGGCGCTTTTCTTTTTTGTCCTTCGTTGTGCGTTCGTTGTCTCTCACGGCGGTTTAAAAAAGTACACTGGGCGCAAAGGGAGGGGGTGCCATGTGGCACAAGTTTAACCCAAACCCGCGCGGGAGCAGCGTCGGGGACTGCGTAGTGCGGGCGGTAGCTGCGGCCACCGGCCGGAGCTGGGAGCAGGCGTATATTGCGCTGGCGCTCACCGGTTACGCCCTCGGCGATATGCCCAGCGCTAACCGCACATGGGGCGCGTATCTTCAAAAACAGGGCTACAAGCGCCGCATGGTGGAAGCAGACTGCACCACCTGTTACACCGTGGCAGATTTTGCCCGGGAGTATCCGCGCGGCGTGTATGTACTGGGCTGCTCCGGCCACGTTCTGGCCGTGATCGACGGCGCGTGGTGGGACAGCTGGGACAGCGGCGCAGAATGCCCGATCTACTACTGGTACAAGGAGGACTGATCCATGCCGATCTATAACGGATACCCACAAGTGTTTTACCCGCAACAGCCGCAAGGGCAGTTGGAACAGCTCAGGGCAGCACAGTACCAGCCCCAGCCCGTCATGATGCCGACAATGCAGGGGCAGACCGCACCGACTGACAGCGGCTTTATTTGGGTACAGGGCGAAGCGGCTGCCCGGGGCTATCTGGTAGCCAACGGGAGCCGAGTGCTTTTACTGGATGCCGATTCCGATACCTTCTACATCAAAGAAGTGGGGCAGGACGGCAGGCCGTTCCCTCTTCGCATTTACGATTACAAAGAGCGCACCAGCGGCCCCAAAGCGTCGATTGCAGCCACGCAAGCCGCAGGCGGGGAGTATGTCACCCGCAAGGAGTTCGACGAGTTGGCGGCAAAGCTGGCGGCGTTGGAGAAGCAAGAAGCACCAGAGCCGGAAAAGGAGGGCTAAACGATGGGCAGCAGCTTGTATAACTCGATGGGCCGACAGACCCAGAATCCCATTGGCGGGCAGTTCCAGCAGTTTATGGGCCAGATGCAGGGAAAGAACCCGCAGGAGATGATAAACCAGATGCTCACCTCCGGCCAGCTCTCACAGCAGCAGCTCAACGCCATTCAGCAGCGGGCGCAGCAGATCGCGCCGATGCTCAACGGCATGAAAAATATGTTCGGATTCTGAAATGCGGCCGCATTTAGAATAAATTTAAAAATCTAACGTAAAGGAGTAAAACTATGTCTCTTTCTTCTGATAGCACGGTTCTGACCATGCCGGTGCAGCCCGCCAACGGCTACAGCAACGGCTTCAACGGCTGGGGAGGCGACTGGATGGGCTGGATCGTCCTCTTTCTGATTTTCGGCATGTTCGGCTGGGGCGGCATGGGCGGCTTTGGCTGGGGCGGCGGCATGGGCGGCGCTTCGCCTTATATGACCAGCGCTGTCACACAGGCAGACCTGCAGCGCGGCTTCGACAATCAGAGCGTCATGAACAAGCTGAATGGGCTGGAAAGCGGCCTGTGCGATGGCTTCTACGCCATGAACACCGGGATGCTTCAGGGCTTCAACGGCGTGCAGCAGGGCCTGAACGGCGTCACCAACGCCATGCAGCAGGGCTTCAACGGCACCAACATCGCGCTGATGCAGGGTCAGAATGCTCTGGCTACACAGCTGGCAGACTGCTGCTGCAAGACCCAGACCGCGATCCAGGGAGTCAACTACAATCTGGCCACTCAGGAGTGCGACACCCGGAACCAGATGCAGCAGGGCTTCTGCGCAACGCAGAATGCCATGAACAACAACACCCGGGACATTATCGAGAATCAGAACAGCAACACCCGCGCGGTGCTCGACTTCCTGACCAACGATAAGATCGCCACCCTGCAGAGCGAGAACAACGAGCTGCGTCGGGCTGCTTCTCAGGATCGCCAGAGCGCGTTCCTGACCACCGCGATGAATGCGCAGACCAACCAGATCATCGGGACTCTGCAGCAGAAAGCTCCCGTGCCTGCCTATCAGGTGCCCAACCCCAACGCCATTTACTATGGCTGTGGGACCGGCTGCGGCAGCTGCGCATAACTGAATCACGACAGCTTTTTGAGTGGTTGTTTCCAAAATGGAAATGCCCACATCAAAATGTTCAGCCCCTGAGCTGATTTTGCAAACCAGAGCGCCGGGGCAGCAGTCCCGGCGTTTTTCTATGAAAGGAGCCGATAAAATGGCTGAATTTAGCAACTCCAACACCGTCATCGTGGCGGCGGGGGAAAACCTTCCCCTGACCGAGACCGCAGTGAAAGCCCCTGCTTGTATCGTGCACCGTGAGGGAAGCGGCCTTGTGACCTTGCGCGGTCTGCCCAGCGGGCAGTGCCGGGCCCGTTTCAAAGTAAGCTTTGGCGGCAATATCGCCATTCCCACCGGCGG